CTCGTATACAACAATGGAGTGCATCATATGAAGATAGTCTCAGTAAGGGATTTAACTCCCTACGTAGATCTGCCGACGTGTGATGTTGTCATTCAGGATATGTTTCCTGATGCTGCGGCCTTAATGGCCGAGTATCCACAGTGTACGAGGTCCTTAGCAGGAAACCTTGAAGTGATTTCCGTCACATCGCTAACAGGCGATTCGCGGAAGTCTATAACGAGGACTTACTGCTTTAGGAACGGTCTAGAAAGACCGCCATCTCTTTCTGCGATTGTTGAGGAGGAACTCCTTCTTGAGGTTGCGGAATTTGACTCGGTAGCACCGGAACGGTGCTGCTTGGGTTGATTACCTAGCTGGGGGTTTGTTCACCCCATGGAATCATGCATGTCCAACATCTATGAAAAATCGCGCCCCATGAGTTGTAGGCGACACCGTACGGAGTCGTCTAGCTCGTTGGGATATGGCCCTGTTACAACTTATTACCCACATGTTCAGTGGGTAGATTCGTTGACTGGTGTCAAACTCCCAGATTGGAAAGCGCGAGTCGCTAGGCGCGAAAGCGCCACGACTCAGATGTCGGCACGGAAAACCGTGGTTACGCACGTCGACGGGACCGTATCCTGCTCAGGATATATTACCGCTAACGGAGCGAAACGTGATATCACCCTATCCGGGTGGTTGAACTTGCATGACCCTCTCTTGAACCCGCAGGGGTTCAGTGCAGCTAACGCGGCCAATCAGGCTGCGGGTAAATTCTATAGCAACGCGATTCGCGCAAGGTCCGCTTTACAAAGCGGGCCCGCGATCATCGAAGCTGCTAAGACTTACCGAATGCTCAGACATCGTCTCACACAACTTCTCGATTTCCGAACTTGGAAGTCCTCCTTGGAACGAACCAAGGGGATGAACCATCGGAACGCGTTGCGTGACATGAGCGGGGCGTATCTTGAGTGGAAATTTGGCTGGGATCAAGCGCAGCGTGACATACGCGGCGCCCTTAATGCCTTGAACGAAACCATGGATGAAACCGTGGTCGTTCGAGGTTCGGGGCGTGCTGTTCATTCTGACGCAACTACCAACTTCAAACACACTTATGGGTCGATCGAGTGGAACTGCTCACGATCCTACACGGCGGCATCGTCCGCCCGTGTTGTTGGCCTCGTTAATCTCTACAAGCCAGGTGGCTCAGAGTTGGCCCAGTCCTTCGGGCTTTCGCCCGAGAATTGGATGCCAACTATCTGGGAAGTCCTGCCGTGGAGTTTTATGTTTGATTATGTTGCTAATGTTAGCGACATAATTAACGCGTGCTCTTTGCCTGCGTGTGCCGTTCGATGGACTAGGTCCACGACCAAGACGACCGTTAAAGAAACGGTTATCAATGGTCTAAACCCACGCCTCGTCGACGGTTTCACTACGCAAACCACCGTTAGCGTCCCTGACAGTACCGTTTTTGAAAGTACAATCGTGAATCGGACCAATGTGCCGCCTGATATACCGACTCTTGAATTCGGGATTCCCGGATTCGATAAGTCGGCACCATGGCTAAACACATCGGCAATCGTTCTCACGAAGACTTTCGCGGATAACTTCATCGTCGGTTCCTGGCGACATCCGTTGTCCAGGTAATTTCAATGATCCATAGGAGCCACTAAAATGGCAATTACGTTCCCCGCAACCCTGAACCAAGCGGTTGCAGCTGTTTCGGGCTATACCAGCCCGACGTTCACCCTTTCCGCGTCGTCGCTCACAATCCCTAACGGGAAAATGGCGACGGTCACGAGTAGGGGTGGAACGCAGCCCTCCACCACAGACGTGCATTCGGCTTCACGGCCGTTCTCGTTCATGGTCACGCGTCCGAATAATATTCAGACGCTCCCGGCAGTCAACAACTCCGGGGTCCTTCCACAGGTACCCATTAACCCGTATCACGTTGGTTCCCGCAAGGGAATGACCGTGCTGGCCGGACAACCGTCCGTCCCGGGTTACGTCAAGACAGTGCTCGGCATCCCTGCCGGCGCTGACCTTGCCGATCCTGGCGCTGTTTCAGCCATGGTGTTGAGCCATTGCATGCTGCTTGCGCAGCTTGTCAGTGGTATCATCGACACGGCGAATTCTGGTGAAGTCTAAACAACTTCATCGGGTACGAAGGTGGACCGTTAAGGCCTTACTTTCGTTACACGTCAGAATTGGGAAGTTACTAGTGACCCTCCTTGTTGAAGGTGAAAACCGGAAATAAGTGGCGCTAGTCTGGGTTAAGATTCAATACTCTAACCTTAAAGGAAGAAAAAGGCTGTGGATAATTACCAGCAAGCTCTTTTGTCCGCTATCATGTCCGATGTGCAACAGTTCGTGGGGCCTGACATCCCCTGCGACAAGTTGGACCCACAAAGTGACGTGCGTGCCGTAGCTAGCAGCGTTCTCCTCTCTACACTTTTCAAAAAGTGGGAGTCCGAGAGCGAGGCTGCCGAAACACGTGCGTTGCTCACTTTCCTAGAGGCTAACTACCTCTCTGAAAAATGGGTGCTACCTGAATTAACGGTCGAGCAATCGATCATAATAGGAGAAGTCCGGCGCGAGCTGGACGACTTCCTTCATTTAGGTCCTGAGCTTCTTGTTAACTCCTTTTGTGATATTTTGCAGAAGGGGGACATTGGGCCAGGTGCAGCGCTTGGTGCCCGAGGTGAAAGCTTTTATGCTAAACTCGGCGCGTCCAAGTTAACTGCCACTTCGACATCTCTGTACACTTTGTACAGAGCCTATGTATCGATGATACCGGTTTGGGAGGAGGCCGAAAGCCTCCGAGAATCCCTGATCGGCGGGTTGAACATAGTCGATGGAAGTCGTGTGTCTTTCGCTCCTAAGAACGTAGACACAGCTCGCTTGATTTGTACTGAGCCGTCAATCAACATGTTCTGCCAGCTTGGCCTTAAAGCCATTCTGGAAGACCGTTTAAAACAACGGTTTAATGTTGACATGGCAGTTCAGCCAGATCTTAACAGGCTCTTGGCAAAGATTGGTTCGAGGGATGGCAGTTATGCCACTCTCGACTTGTCTTCCGCTTCTGACTCCGTATCGCTACGCCTTTGTAGGGAATTGTTCCCGCAGTGGTTCTTTGAACTATTGTGTGAGCTTAGATCTCCTAAGGTGTACTGCGAACAGTACGGTTTAGAAAGAGAGTTAGGGATGATGAGTACAATGGGGAACGGTTTCACCTTTCCCGTGATGACTCTAATCCTGAGCTGTGTTGTTCGTGCCGTCTACCGCGTCAAGGGGATCCCCATAAGGGATAACCCGAGGACGTACGGTGACGGATACAACGTCCCAGGTAACTGGGCTGTATTCGGTGATGATATAATCGTGAGCAGTGATGCCTACGACCAAGTTGTCTCGACCCTACAGTTGTTTGGATTTCAAACAAACGTCACGAAGTCCTTTAGCAAAGGACCGTTTCGCGAATCCTGCGGCCATGATTATTTCAGTGGCGTTAACATACGCGGTGTCTACCTCAAACGGTTGACATCGCGCCAGGATGTAGTGATCGCCGTAAACCTCTTAAACGATTGGACCATGCGCACGGGAGTTCCCTTGCGCGCGGCCGTTACGTTCCTCTTAAGTTGCGAACGCAACTTACCATACGTACCGTATGCGGACCCGATTGATTCGGGAATCCGTGTTCCATCGAGGATATTCAAAGGAATTATTAAGGGCCCCAAGGGTTCTGGTGGCAAGATCTGCTACCAGGCCTTTATAGGACGTCCCCAAAAATGTACTTTGACTGAAGCGTCTGTGAAGACGCCAGAGGGTTACAAAAGGTTGGTGTACAATGGCGCTGCGGCGTTGTTGAGCCTCCTACGTGGCGAGCTGAGGAATGGGAAGATCTCCCTTAGGCAGAGAAAGAATGCCAGGAATCTTTACCAAACGCGATGGTGTGTAACCCCTTACTGGGACTACATGCCAACGTCTGTCTGGGTTAATCCCCGTACGGACTGGCAGCGGTTTGAAACCGCTGTTACCCTAAACATGGGTAACCTGGAGGATATAGTACCTTACTCCGACGAGGGGCTGAAATAGCGCCCTGAGTCGGTAC